GTATCGAAAATAATAATATCCACCCAAAATTTCATCGCTACCCTCTCCACTAAATATGTACCGAACGTCCGTGTTTTCGCTTATGTACTTGCACAAAAGATAGTTTGGCACGCTCGCTCGAATCGTCGTCGTGTCCCAGCTCTCGGTCGTTCGAATCACGTCGGGTATGGCGGCGATCCCTTCCTCGACGGTGAAATTGATCTCGGTGTGATTACTTCCTATGTAATCCGCGACGACCCGAGCGGCTTCGAGATCCGGACTCCCTTCGAGACCTATGGAGAACGTTCGTATCGGTCTGTGTGACATTTTCTGTGCGATCGCACACACCAGGCTGCTGTCCAAGCCACCCGACAGAAGAAACCCCTTGGGACGATCGCTCATGCTCAGCCGAATTTTCACCGCCTCCTCGAGCGTCTTTTGTAGTTCGATCCCAGATGATCTCAACGCTCGGTCAGATCCGTTGATCCTCCAGTGGGTGGTGTAGTAACACACGAAATCATCGATCGTCGAATCGTAAAAGTGCCCGGGGGGGAACACGGAAATGGGCGTCGCCAGAAACCGAAGCGCCTTCGCCTCCGACGCGAACGCGATCGAATCGTCGGCATATCGCGTGTAGAACAGTGGACGCACACCCACCGGATCTCTCCCCGCGATGACGTGCGACCCATCGGTGTACACGAACGCGAAATCTCCTCGAATCATCTCCAATGCATTCTTCGCACCGAGCAGACGGATCACGTGCATCACCGGTTCGCAATCACTCGAACTCGTCTCCTCGCCGACCTGAAGATCTTTGTAGTTGTAAATCTCACCGTTACAGGCAAACATGACCGAGTCCTTGTACTCGAACGGTTGCATGCCCAACGCGGTCAAATCATTGATCGCGAGTCGATAATAATCAATCCTACATTTTCCCAATGTCACGGACTTGAAATCGTCTGGACCTCGGTGTGTCAGGAGCCCGGGAGGGACATTTCGTTCTTCCCCAAAAAGGGAAACGATGCCACACATGACTGTCACGCTCATTTTATTTTTAATCGCATCTCTAGATGTTGTCTAAGAAGTTCAGTGTCTTCCGTGCCGTCTATGTTCTGCCCACGGACCGACACGGACTCGAACAAGCTCGTGGGGGAATACACGAACGTGTGCACATAAAAGAATGACATACCCGACTTCAGTGCGATTGAGTCGAGATCGGACTCGTACAAGTCGACAATGCTCATGTGGCGTCGAACGATTTCTTCAGACATGGATTTTTTCGACTTATTGCTTCGAATGAAAATGTTCTTCTTCGTGAGGTCGAGCGCTGGAAACGAGCCGTGCGCGTGTCGAAACCGTGCGAGGTACGTGGCGTATTTCTCCGCGACCTCCTTGTCCCTAAACGTCAACATCCTCGGCTTGTCGTCGGGGTCGGTCATCGTGACAAACCCCTTCGTGACTTTGAACTGTATCGCATGAAACAACTGCATACCTTTCTATAGTTTTAATATGTCATTTTCTTTTATGTCACATTTTCCCAAGACAGCCGGTCAGTGTAAATATCTCCTCGCCCTTCAGTCCTCGAAACCGATCGTCGTCGGAGTCGGTCCAGCGGGGTGTGGGAAGACCATGCTAGCGTGTCGAGAGGCGCTGTCATTCGTCGGTGGCACCAATCGAGGACGCATCGTCATCACGCGTCCGATCGTTCCCGCGGATGATCGCGATTTGGGGTATTTACCAGGTGATCTCGAGCAGAAGATGCTTCCATTCACCATGCCCATGTACGACGTTTTCGAGAGCACCTACCCGCGAACGACGATCGACCGTTTTCTGTCGGTGGAACCACTCGGATTCATGCGCGGTCGCACCTTCTCGAACACGTGGCTCATCGCGGATGAGATGCAAAACGCGACGAAGGAACAGATGAAAATGTTACTGACGCGCGTCGGACCCGACACGAAACTCATCATCACGGGCGACCCAGACCAGAGCGATCTCGGTCCAGACAACGGCTTGAGCGACCTGCTCTACCGTATAGATGGCTTCGACCTCACACACATCGACGTCGTGCACTTGGACAAGGGCGACATCTTGCGTCATCCGAGTGTCCAGGAGGTGATTAAAATTTATGAGATATAGGTAAGAATGTCGGGTGTCGTCATCACCCTGCTATGTCTCGCGAGCTTCGTCGTGAGCGTTTCCGCGCCGTTGGGGTACTTACCCGGTACGGACCTGTATTACATTCGAACGTACAAAGCAGACGAGTACGTCAAGAAGGTGAGATATCTCGCCAATGAAATTAACAAAGGTCGAATCGTGACCGACGTCGGGTTTGAAAATTTCAGGGAGTTGTTTCAGAATATTGAAAAGGTGATCGACACGGACACGGACACCGTGGCGCGTAAAGTCACGGACCTGGGACGCAAAGTGACCGTCGCGAAGGTGTTGTTCGATTACACCGAGCGTGTGCGGGACGATCGAGATCTGATCATCAGACACTACTCGGTCAAGTGATACGTAGATTGAATCGCTTCTCGACGAATTTGATCGCTTTGCTCAGGCTAGGCTGACTCCACAGGAGCCATCGAGACCAGAATCCAGGTGTCTTGATGCCTCGTGTGCTCCAAAACTCGCTCCTACTCTTATCCACTTTCAACATACCCAAGTGCACGTTGGTCGCGTCGGTTTCCTTCTCGAGTTTCTTAGAAATCAGTCCGCCGTGACGACGGACGTAGTTTCGCATGCGTAAACTGTTTTTGTGTGTGGTGTAGTCGTCGTACCCGCGAGCACCGAAGTCGACCGTGGTGCCGTCGGGTAACGTGACGCGCCATTTCTTCGTAGAGATTGGACTCGGGTTGAGACGTACCGCGCGCATGTAATATAGTGCTATAATATTATGCTGAGATATGCAGCCCTTAATCGTGAACTGTGTTCGGTGATCGCTCGGTGCCGCGACGCGGGTGAACGAGTCATCGTGGATTACGCACGCGAAGACGTCACCCTCTGGGACGTGTCCAAGGTTCGTCGGGTCACGGAGATAATGGTCGACGCGTTACCACCCGAATACATGTGTGCCCTGAAAATGACGAGTTTCGGCAGTCGTCAATCCGAGGACATCGCCGAGAAACACGTCGACGGTATCATCACCCAAGCCAAGGCGCGAGGCGTTCGAGTGTGCATCGACGCCGAAGACGTCTTGTATCGAAACGTGTGTTACGACTTGATGCGACGACACAACACCCGAGAGAATGTCGTCGTGTATGCCACGTATCAGATGTATCGACGCGACGCGTTCAACGAACTGTTGTCCGACATGGAATCGTCCCAGCAGCATGGATTCAAGTTGGGTGCGAAACTCGTGCGAGGGGCGTACTTGCGAAGGCAGTCGGGTGTGTTCGACGTCAAGGCTGACACGGACCACTCGTACAATAAGGGCTTGACGTACGCCCTGTCGGCACCGCACGTGCACACCATTCTCGCGACGCATAACAAACCGTCCCTTCGCATCGCTCGTAAATTTCCAAAGGAACGGTACACGACCGCACACCTGATGGGATTCGGTGGGAACCCAACGTATCGGTACGTCCCGTTTGGAAATATAGTGGAGTTGACACCGTACCTGTGGCGTCGATTTAAGGAGCGTTTGTCGTGGGGGTGACTTGGAACTCACCTCTTGCAACCTGGGCAATACCCAGAAGCCTTTTGGCGTCGTTCGTTCCAAAGGAGACCGGCGGCGATCAGAGCGGCGGCCATCAGACCGTTTCGCCCGAGCTTTGCGCGTTGGAAGTACGCAACGGCAACGATCGCGATCGCAATCATCTGCGTCTGTGAGAGTGGGAACCCCTGCGCCGGGGCGGCGATGGGCATTTGTTCAGGCGTGGGGGATGGACCCATCATCACGATCATGTGGTACTCTATGCTGAGATTTTATTCACAGGTAGAAGTCGAGATCGTAAAAAAAATCTCCCTATAGTTTACAACACAACACCATCATGGCCGTCCAGACCAGACGATCCAAGCAAATCAACGCGTCCAACATGGCGCCGAGCGTCGCTGCCATCAAGATCCAAGCGCTTGTCCGCGGTATTCAAAACCGCGAGCGCGTCGCCAACATGAAGGCGAAGCGCATTGGACAACTCCTCAACAAGCGAGGACGCGATACCATCGCCGTTAAGGGTGCCATCCCGAAGGCGAAGGGTGGACCACGTAAGGTCCGGTCCAACAAGGGCGTCACGCGTGGTCCGCGACCGGCGACGATCGAAAAGCAAAAGCTCGCCCAAGCTGCCAAAAACGCCACCAAGGCGAACAAAAATGCCATGAAGGCGATGAAGATCGCCAAGGAGGTCGAGGCGAAGGCTGAAAAGAAGCTCAACGCCGAAGCGGCGCGCATCGGACGCGCCCTCAACAAGCGAGGACGCAATACCATCGCCGTGAAGGGCGCCGTCCCGAAGGCGAAGGGTGGACCGCGTAAGGTCCGATCCAACAAGGGCGTGATGCGACCGGCGACTGCCGAAAAGCTCCTTGAAAAGGCGAACAAGTCTCTTCAACGGGAAGCCAACAGACTCAACCGTGTTCTGAGTTTGATCAAGAAGCGACGCAGCCTTACGCGCAACCAAAAGGACCGCGCCCTGATCAACGCTGCGAAGATGAGCGCGAAGAACCTCCGCGCCAAGTACATCATCGTGCAAAAGCGCGAAAAGAAGGCGATGGATGCGGTCAAGAACGTCGTCAAGAACGTCGTCAAGAACGTCGTCAACACCATCGCGCCGCCGGCGGCT